TACTAGACGCTCTTCCTTCTATTTGGCCTTTATTGACAAGCGAAATAGAAAGCCTACAATATGATTTAGTGCAATCATTGATAGCTGAAAACAACGAGCAGAAGCGCGGCATGATTAAAGCGTTATCAATGATTAAAGAATTACCGCAATCGCTCGAATCTGAGCGAAAGGTATTAAATGACGGACTATCGCAAGACCCGTCTTAGTAACACTGGACTATCGCCACAAGCGACCCAAAAGAGAGAAAGTTAATGAGCGAATTAAGCACTGATGAGAAAGAGTATAACGCGGCTTATGATGCAGAGATGGAGCGTTTAAACTCGACCGACGAAGGCACTAAACAGCCTGAAACGACTATCGAACAACAACCACAACCTGATATTGTTCCCGATGCCAAACTAAAAACAGCTCAAGAAGTTGACTACAAGGCAAAGTGGGAAGAAGCACAGGCCGCCATTGCTGCAAAGGAAAAGGCGTTAGCAGACACTCAACGATGGGGACATGAAAACGCTAAGAAGCTGAAAGAGATTGAACGTTCGCAACGTGCGCGACCAGCTTTGCTTGATGACATTCCAGAGCTTGCCGATGTTGTTAATTATGCGATTGAAGATTTGCATGATAAGCATACAACGATGCAAGAACAGCAAGCGCAACATTTAGAGCAGCGTGTACAGCAATCGTTAGATATGGTCATCGAGGCCATTCCTGATGTTCCAGCATTATTGAATGATGAGTCGTTCAAAAGTGCAATGATTGCGCGGCGTGATGCTATCGGTGCTGAGAAGTTCGACACTAATCCGTCGATTATGATTCGTGAAATTAACGCTGAAAAATACGCTAGATTCCAAGCTCAACAGGAAGTAGCAATTAACGCGGCTAAGGCCGAATTTGCGAAAACTCAAAAAGCTAAGTCTAGTATGAGTATGCCTACTGGCTCAATTGCAGCTAATAAGGCAAGCTCAAAAGATATGTCCTATGCCGATGTTATGAATATGTCAGATGCCGAATTTAAGGCTATGCAAAACAAAACATTGGGTTATTAAATTTAATACTTTGGAGTCATTATGAGTACAACTACTCTTACCCAAGTGCCACCAGGCACAGCCGCATTTTACGACCGCAACCTTTTAGAGCGTGCCGTACCTGCCGATATTCATGGCCGCTTTGGTCAAAATCGCCCGTTATCTTTGCGAAGCGGTAATCAGATTAAGTTTCGCCGCTATACCGCGCTGACGCCTGCAACAACCGCGTTGACTGAGGGCGTAACACCAAGCGGTAGCTCATTGTCTGTTACTGACATTACCGCAACCATCGCACAATACGGTGATTTTGTTACCATCACTGATATGGTTGATATGGTTAATCAAGACCCTGTTTTAACCGAAGCAGGTAAAATCTTGGGTGAACAAGGCGGTACAACCATCGATCAAGTACGCCGTGATGTTTTGGTTGCTGGTACTAACGTCATCTACGCCAACGGCTCGGCACGTGCGTCTGTTAATACCGTCATTGACGCTGGCGACTTGAAGACAGCCATTCGTACTCTTGAGCGTCAAAATGCTAAGACAGTGAAAGAGATGTTAAAGCCATCTACAGGCATTGGCTCGGTAGCCATTCGCCCTGCTTATATCGGCTTGGTTCATCCTGACACTGTAGCGGTGTTAGAATCTATCTCAGGCTATACGTCTATTGAGAATTACAGCTCTCAAATGGACTCTATGCCCGATGAAGTTGGTGCATACCGTAATATCCGCTTTGTGAAGTCAACTAACGCGAAAGTGTTTACTGATGGCGGCGCGAGTGGTGGTTCTAACGTTATCAGCACAGGCGCAACTTATGCAGACGTGTACGCGACTTTGATTATCGCTGCTGATGCTTACGGTGTTATCCCATTGGGTGGTAAAGCGATGGAAAATATCGTCACTGCTTTAGGTTCAGGCGGTTCTGCTGACCCGTTGAAACAGCGTTCTACTAGCGGCTGGAAAGCTCAAACGACTACCAAGATTTTAAATGATGCTTGGATGGTTCGTATTGAACACGCGAACACATCCGCTCTTTAACCTATAACCACGCCCTACACTGTGGGGCGTTTGGAGTTTGAAACATGGCTACAAATACAGATTACACGTTATCTTCTAGCAACTCGCAGGGCATTGTTAATAAACAACACGGCTACTTAACAATGAGCGCTGCTGCAATTACCGCAACTGATTCTGTTGTTTTTACAACTGGTTTTCGTCCGCGTAAAGTGTCGGTAGTGAATATCACCGACCGCATTACTGTCGAGTGGTATGAAGGCATGGCCGACAATACTTGCGTTAAAACTGCGGCAAACGGTACGCGCACGATTGAAACAACTAATGGCGGTATTACTGTTTCTGCCAATGGTTTTTCTGTCTTGCAAAATGCTACACTGGCAGTCATTGCAGCGTCGAAAGTTTTGGCTTTTGAAGCGATTGCATAACTAACCAACATCGGCAAGGATGCTGATTTTCTGAGGATTGCGAAATGGCTATTGTTGAATCAAAGAAAGTTAAAATTAAAATTCTATCTACCCAAGACGGCGATAATTCAGACGTGTTTTTAGGTGTCAACGGTAATACACTGTGCATCAAGCGCGGCTGTGAAGTTGAAATCGGTCAAGAATTTCTTGACGTGTTAAACAACTCAATCATTGATACAGTGATTCAAGACAATCAGGCTGACGGAACAAAAATCACTCGCCGCGTACAAATTCAGCGTTATCCTTATCAAATGGTGTAAAAAATGACAACATCATGGACGCAATCAGCAAGTGAGATTGTCAGAAGCGCGCTTGAGCATATGCAAGTCATTGATGCGGTGCAAACAGTAAGCCCCGAAGACCAATCAATTTGCTTACGCGCCCTTGATGGTTTGTTAAAAGAATTACCGACCTTTGGCTATTTATGGCCTGAGTACAAGATAGACCAGTCTGTTAGTTGGTCGGGTGGCACGCCTTCTTATGTGACATTGCCGACTGACTTTCTCGCGTTTCCATTTGTGAGACGTAGCGATGGCGTGCAATTGGTAGAGTTTGACACAACAGAATGGCTTGCTTTAACCACGACTGAGCGTGCTGCTACTGCTGCAATGCCGACAAACTTTTATCTGTCGGGTTCTACCCTTCTTTTATACCCAATCCCGACCGCCGATCCTGTTATTAAGCTGTCTTATCAGTCTAAAAACGATGATGCTGGCGGTAGTTCTGTACCTGATTTTCCTCAATTTTGGATGAATAGTTTACCGTTTGGTGTGGCATATGAATGTTGTCTCAAGTTTGGCGTGCCAATTGATATACGCGCAGAAATCAAAGCGCGATGGGGCGAGAAGTTGGACAAGATGCTCAAATACTCTACGCCTTTAAACTCAATAAGCTTTGAGGTACGCGACTAATGCCTGAAATTAATCTCATTACAAGCGCGGTAAAGTCACGGTCTGTTGTTGCAAGTGGCGGAAACATTAAAAACTTGTTTGCTGAGGTTAATGAGGATGAATCGCTAACTTTATACGGAACTTCTGGTAAATTATTAGTTGCTACTGTTGGAGGTGGCGGTGCTATTCGCGGCATGATTGCGGCAAACAATGCGCTTTATGTTGTGTGTGAAAACACGGTTTATAGTGTTGATTCTAGCTATACAGTGACAACAATCGGCACGATTAACACAAGCAATGGCTTGGTTAGCATGGCGACAAATGGCCTTGATGTTATTTTAGTTGATGGTGTTAATGGTTATTTGTACAACTTTACAACAGGTGTTTCTTCTCAAATAACATCGACTGACTTTCCAAACGGCGTTAAATACGTCGATTATTTAAACGGGATTTATCTCGTATCTGGTAATGATACACAGTTTTTTTATGGTTCTGCTAGGTTTGATGGCACATCGTGGGATGCTTTAGATGTTGGCGTTGCTGACTATAAACCCGATAAACTCATTAGGCCGTTTGTCAACAGTAGCGACTTGTTAAACTTTGGCACAGAGTCTATTGAGTATTGGACTGATACAGGCGCGGCAGACTTCCCGATTGAGCGTAGCGGCAATGCGTTTTTAGATGTGGGTTGTTTATCCGCAAATAGTATTTGTCGGCTTGGCTCGTCTGTGTTTTTTTTAGGACAAACATCACAAGGTAAAGGATCGGTTTATCAAATTGATGGCTACGCACATAAGCGCGTATCTAACCACGCAATCGAATATGCTATATCACAATGGACGGATGCTCAAAATGCCTACGCGTGGGCGTATAGCGAAGAAGGTCATGGATTCTATGTATTGTCGTGTGCTGGCTGTCCTGAGTCGCTAGTTTATGACATAACAAACGGGATATGGCACACGCGCACATGGTTTAATGATGGTCAACATTACAGCGACAGGGCAAACACTTACGCATTTTTTAATGGCAAGCACATCGTTGGTGACTTTGATAATGGCAATATTTATGAGTTAAGTCTTGATGTTTATACAGATGACGTTTATCCGATTGTTCGAGAGTTTACGTCTGCGCACACAGTCACAGGTAAGCGCGCATTTTACAGCATGATAGAGTTAAGAATGGAGTCTGGTGTCGGTTTGTCTAATGGTCAAGGCAGCGATCCGTTAATCAATTTAAGCACGTCCGAAGATAACGGCAGAACATGGGGAAGTGAAAGACAAGCAAGAATAGGCGCGTTAGGTGAGTATCTTAATCGCATTTATTGGCCTCGTGTTGGCAGTGGATTTAATAAAAGTTTTAGAATAAGAATGTCAGACCCTGTGAAAGTGGCTTTAACGGGAGCAAGGTTGGAGTACACACAATGAGCCTAGACTTATTCCCGCCACGTTCAAAAATAGCAGATTCTAACGGCGTTATTACACCTGAGTTTTACCGTGGATTAAGGGATTTGGTGTATCGCGTTGGCGGTGCGGCAACAACATCACTTGTAACAATGGCTGAGTTCTTGCTATTAAAAGCGCGTGTTCTTGTATTAGAAACAAACCAAGTATTAACAAAACAAACGATTGTCGATTTAGGTTCTACTTATGTTTATGACTCAACTATAAATGTTATTGATGCAGACGTAACAATTAACAGTTTATTAACGGCACAAATTGCCCCGATTGCAGACGGCTACACTCGCCCAATTGAAGAAGTGATTTACGAAAAAATAACCATTCAACCGATACCTAAAGCTGGCTCGATTGATT